CCCGCTGCGCTTGCGCCGCCCGTTAAATAAGCCGCACCAATATTGCCCGCTAGTCCTAAAATATTTCCGAACATTGAACCGCGCCGCGCTGCATTGGCTTGATTAGCCGCCACTATCGAGTTACCCATGCCAGTATAAAGATCAGTTGCCGCATTAGCGTAGTTAGCTCCGGAATCCATGACCTGACCAGATGCGGTTTGACCATAGCCAGATAATGCTGCCAGACGGTTAAATAAATTGCCTTGGTCTGTGTTAAATCTGTTATAAGCGTTGCCGTATTCTCCGGATGCGTATTCTTGACCGTATCTTTCAAGAACTTTTGAAGCTTCAGGAGATAGATATTTACCCATAGCTGCAAGTTGACGCTCTCTTGCTTTAATGCCTTCACCCAAGCGGAATTGATATCCCGGATCGTTATACATTTGCGATGCGTCAAATGTTTTCAGCAAATCACCAAAGCCGCTAGGCGTTTGCTGTTGCGCTAAAGCACGATCAACCGCAGCATTTAACCCCGCATAATCAACTTGATTTTGAGGTTGTGTCTGACCGCCGCCGTACAAATACCATGAAGGGCGATTGCCTCTGCTATCACCAGAACCACCCATCCTATTAGTGTTTACCGTGTAAGTAAGGCCAGTCGTGGGGTCAGTGGTAAAGAATTGGCTCCCCATCTGGTAAATATCACCCATTTTTTTGGGTCTGCCAGCTAAATCAAATACACCTAATCCAGCTAATCCACCTAAACCGCCCTTAAATAACGTTGCCCCCTGCGGGATAGCACCCATATTTTTAGCAGCCGTTTGTGAGGTGTATTGTGGAAGCATTGATTGATAGATTTGCTCTCTAGTTTGATTACCAGCACCCGGCAATCCCATTAAAGTAGCCAATCGTGATTGTGCAGAAACGCCCGTCTGATACCACGGTTGCGCCATCTGCTTATTTTCTTGATAAATCTGTTTTTGTAGGTCTAGTGCTTTTGTGCCATATTCTAACATTGGCCCGGCATCTGCACCACCGCCACCCTTACCGCCCATTATGGCCTCCATATGTACTTGTAATGGCAATGGGCTTAGCCCCTGCCATCTTAATCAATCTTAAATGCGCTGAAATGTCGCCTTGCAAGCGATGCTCTCCAATAAACTCTATATTGAATTTGTCGGACACGCTTTGAACGGCCTTGGTCAGGGTACGCCATGCTCTAATCCCGCGCTTATCTGGCCTGACATAAAACATATATTCTCGCAAATATGCGCGTTTTTTGTCATAGCATGGGGAAAAGGTTGTTAACCCTGCGAAGCCGATTATATCATCATCCACTAATAAAATGCAAGGGGCTTTTGACCAGCAAGCTAAAATATATTCCATTGCATCGTCTGGATCGTATTTTTCGCCTAACTCTTCCAATGCGTCAAAATACATCGGGCATACTATCGGCAAGTCGTCAATTTCTGCAAATCTAGTATTATATTGAGCCATCTAAAATAACCGAAGCTCTTTCGCTTCCCGACATCGTAACCGTCAAGCGGTTTTTGGTATCGGCTATATCCCTGAAGGTTACAGTGGTACCTGTTATATCAGTTTTTCCTGCCAAAACAGCATGATTTAAACGCATCATTTCCGTTGCAGTCACAGAGCCTTCAATAACTGTAGCCCATACCGCAGAGGCGATTTGATCGGCTGTCAAAGCGGTTTCGATCGGCACAGCGGTTAAATGTGCAATCGCCCCTGTTACGAGGCTGCCCGAAAAGGTTATGTTGGCAGTTCCAGCAATGTCTGCCGTCCCCGAAAGAGTACCTGATTCAGTAAAGGTTATAGTAGAAGCGCCAACCATGTTGAACGGCGCGTTAAGCTCTCCTGCGCCGCTAAAGCTAAAACTGGTTGAACCAATAAGAGCGGCAACTGCTTGCCCTGTTCCTGTAGCAAAAAAAGTTATCGGGGCGTCACCCGAAAGGTTAATCCCTTGCGCTACGTTAAGCGTACTTATCGAAAAAGAGATCGGGGAAGCGTTGCGAGAGGACATTGCCCCCGCTTTATAGGGCATAAGCCAACTAGAGGGGTGGAGATGGCCGTAGCCGTGCCCTGCGGTTTTATCTTGGATTCCGTCGCCAATAGATTGATTGTATCGCTCTGCGCCGGAGTAATTTCCTCGAAGGGCAGAAACAGACCCCCCTCCCATGTGCCGAAGAGGGAGAGAGCTTAGATTTGAGCCTACCCGTTTAAGCATTATCCCCACGCAAAGTCTATTGCAGTGTAAAAGTTAGTAGCGGTCCCCGTTGCCGCTCCCGCAAAGTATAACCACACTAAACAGGCTCCATCCTTTACTTGTGGCAAAGAAGGAAGCTGGTTTACTAAATCACGCTCCGCAGCTACAGAGGCGGTTGTTAACGGGATTGTTAACAAAGGTTTGGCTAAACAAAGCGCAAAAGTTCCGGTGTTAGCCGCCGACATAGTAACCGAAGCTACGTTTTGTACCCCGGTATCTCCGTTAGCTAGAGGAAGAAACGGGCCGTAGTTGTTAGCCGCCGTTCCTGAGTGTGTAATATGTCCTACGATAGCAGACGCCGTACAAGCTACGGTTACAGGAAGGGTGTTGCCCGTATTCCCTGCGGTATCTGTGTATGATAGGGCGATGTTTTGTGCAGTAGCGCCAGCAACAGAGGTTTGAACTGCAAAAAGGCGGCAACCCGCCCCGTTAGTATATCTAAGGGTGGGAGTTCCTGTAAGAGTTTGTGCTGCTGTGGTGTTGTTAGAAATGCCCGGCCAATAGCCTTGCAAATCCACCAGCATAAGTTGTGCGGGAACGCCAGTAGCAACAGCAGTAAGAGCCGAGACGTTTAGAATGTGTTTGGTATCTGGGGAGACGTTACCACCGTGAGGAATACCAAAAATCTGAGTACCATTTCCTGTAGTTTCGTCACAAGAACGCCACGCAAGCGCGGCGCCCGCCCACGCATTAGCCACCGGAGTGCCGTTAAGCAAGCTCATATCGTACCAACGCCCGGCGGTGTATGCTGACCCGCCCGTAATTTTGTTTACGTCTTGCCGAAGAAATTTCCCCGCTGTAATTTCCGAATACATATCATCTAATGAAGAAAATCCCATGTTTTATACCTATACGTTAATTGTTTCTACTATTCCGTTAATGCCTGTAGGGGCATTATTTCCCCCTAATAGTTGAATAAAATTCAGATAGGCCCCGTTTTTAATTTCCACCATTTTTGCCATTTGTTGTGCAGGGCAGGTTTCGTTCGGAACCCCAAGCTCTAAAAGAGTTAATTGTGCCAGAGGTTTAACTAATACCGCCGCGAGGAACCCCCCTGCGGAGCTTGAGAAGGTTATAGAATTGAGCTTCTGCACTCCTGAATCTCCCCCTACAAGAAACATAAAAGGGCTACTATTAGTTTGTGTTGAGGTTGCCGAAGTAGCTAACGAACCAATGTTGGTCGCCCCCACAAGAGTAAAGGTTGTCTGTTTATCAACCCCATCTTGATTTGTATAACCAACGGTTACGGGAACACTATTAGTCATTGGGGTAGTAACTATAAACATTACTTGCACCCCCCGCCCGTCAGAATACCGAGGGATTACTTGTGAGTTATCAAATAATTGAATTTCCGTGTCATCCCCTGAAATTAAGGGGTAGAACAATAAATAGTCACACAACAAAAGGTGTATTGGGGGGGAGTTTGTCGCAGTAGTAACGGCAGTAATTTTGTGTAAATACTTAGTTTTTCCCTCGGGGGTTCCCCCTACATAAATTCCAGCATTACCTACTCCTATTAGCGGAGTCGCTTCTAGTTGCCCCCCTACATAAGCGTTGTATTTAGGGGTGCCGCCCCCCATAGATAAGTCTTGCCACCGTTCTGTGCTGGAATTGGTAGGGACACTCGTTTTATAAAAAAGGGAAATATTATGCCCCCCTTCCTCAAACGCTTGTGCATATTTTGAAAGATTATTCAACGCCATAGTCGTTCTAATCCACGGTGGCTGTCAGCGCCCCAATAGCAAATTGTGGTTGGATACCAACACCCGTTGATACTGCGGCGGAAAGGGCTCCGCGCAAAATAATTTGACCAGCACCGCTGGAGGTCGTAACTACAGAAAAATGCGTAGCGTCTGACCCTGCTAAAGTAGATTGTGGAAATTGAATTAACGCTGCGTTTTCAACTTGGTTGCCAGAAACAGTAAATCCGGTCGTGCGCGATACAGAAACACGCGCGTATGAACCATAAGCCGCTTCCGAAGTCGTAGCGGTTCCAGCCTCGCCGGGGTCTGCCGTGTGTAATGCTATCCAAAAGTTAGCATTTCCAGCCCATGCAGGGCTTGCGCTGTCAAAAATATAGTTTAAAAGTTCGGTTTCAGTTGTATTTCCTAAAGACATAGTTACTCCTTACCATCCAGAGGGAAAATATGTATTTCCGGCTCCACCGCCGCCAGCCGCGCTGATCGTTAGTGTACCAGAAACATCATTATAAGACAATGTTATATTAGAACCAGCTTGTAAAAGTGTTGCTACTCTATCGTCTACTAATTCGCTTAAATCAGCAGTGTTTACCTTAGCATTTAAGGCAGTTTGTGTCGCTGTACTTACTGGCTTATTAGCGTCCGAAGTATTATCGACATTGGTTAATCCAACATCAGACTTAGCTAATGTAACAGCACCCGTCCTGCCGTTTACGCTATCAACCGCCCCGCCGCCTCCACCAGATCCGCCTGAAGTGTAGGCCAAGCTATTCCATGCAGTCACACCGTCGCCGATTTTTAGCTTATTCGTATCAGTTTCAACTCCCGGCTCCGCCAATGCTAATATAGGGTTAGCAGTAGTCCAAGCCGCCGCCGTTCCCGCCCGTAACTGTATTAAATCTTGACGCGGCATTAAGGCGTTCCCCCATTTATTGAGCGAAACACTGACACGAACCATTTAATCCAAGGTTGCGTCACTATGCCGTTGCTTTCGGCTATTCTATGCTGAATTGGCGGGTTTGTGGTCATGTCGCATTCAAATAAGCATCGTTAATTTGTACAAAAATTGGGTCAGAAATTACAACTTTATAGACACGATCTCTTGCCATGCCTAAACGTTTCCACCTAACCCTAGTCCCATATTTGCCGATTTCCCCTATATCTTTCCACAACTCATTAGACCACGTTCTCCCGCCGTCATTACTGTATTGAAGCATTATTTGCGGGTCTGAGCCTTGGCCTGTAACTAGTCCGGAGCCTGTTTCCATGTCTAATTCTAAAACCCCATGCGTAATCATGCGCTTTTCCTCAGCTAAATGAGGGGTTATGCGCGTTCTGATAATTTCTTCACCATCAAAAGAGTATAAATTCAATGACTGGCTGTAAACTTTGCCGTTTAAACGGTCACCAATAAGGTTTTTCTGAGCAAAAAACACCTGACATGACATTTTATGCTGCTGATCTGTGCCTAAAGCCGTGTCCCTGTATTGTCTTTCGTGCCACATACCCGTAGCACCATCATATACAAGGGTTGTATCAAGTGATTTAACCTGTAAACAGTAAAAAATATGCCCTTGCTCATGGTAAACAGCCGCGAAACTGTCCGTAAAATCCTCTGAAGTTGCAATCTTCTTCTCAATAGCCTGAGTTGAAAACCTCAAAGCATTATATCCGTCTGCTTTCCAAACTACACCACGGCCTTGATCGTCTACACCAAGCCAAGCTATCGAATTATCAAACTTTTGAACCGTATTAATATCAGCGCATCCAGTTTGGACAATCGCTCCGGGTATCCTCTCGAAGGGAAAATCAGCGTTACCTGTGTTTTGATACACTTCGACGGTTTTCTTTCCAAAGAGCCATAAATTGCCATGATCTGCTATTAGGCCAACTAGATCATCAGGTGAGCTTTCAACAGTTGTAAAGTCCGCTGCGTCCCATGACGTGCCATCAAATAGCGCAGAAATATAGAATTGCGCCGTACCCCCTTTAACAACCGTAAAGTAACCATCTATAAAATCCACCGATATAGCAGGGGTTGGAAAATCTGCATCTGTAATCTGCGCGAATACGTTTGTACCCAGCGTGAATATATAGCCATCCGTACCGTCAACTATAATAACCTGAGTGCCGTTTTCTGCCAACTGGCAACGCGAAACAAAGCTGTTTAACGTGCCATGCAAGGTATTTGTCCCGTCACTAAATACCTCATAAAACCCTGAGCCAGACACAAAAAAGCATCTGCCGTCCGAAGTGGAAATTCCGCCCCGAATTGGGCCGCCGCCTAATTCACAAAACAACTCATAGCCCGGAACCGACCTCAAAGCCGTCACAGACTTTGACGTTCCAGTTTCAGAGGCAATGGGGTAAAAATTGACGCACCGTTGGTTATCGAAGCTAACCGCGTCCATCTGGTAAGTCGGGCCGACAAAGGGTATCTTCATTCAGTACCCCGAATAAATGTTAAATACACGCTGCGTAGTTAGTGCGTTATCAATATCGCTTGTAATGTTTTGATTTACGCGATTAGCCCTTTTTATATTAGCTAATGCTTTATTAGCGACTGATTGAACAGTCGGCGAAGCCTCTTTCTCAAACTCTGGTGCCCATGCCACGGCTAGATTATAAATCAATGCCATTTCATAGCCCGGAGCCAACGTAACCGCGTCATTAACCGAGGTATATTCGCTCAGTGGTTTTTCTGAATAAATATTCAGGGTTACGCCGCTTAACGGCACAGGCCAGAATTTAAGCGTCTGCAATGGATAACCGTAATCAGGCCAGACGATCTCAGGAATGCCGCTTAATTGCTTGTCAATAATACCGGAATAAAACACTACATCCCGCTCAGCAACCGGATTAGAAACCGTTCCATAAACCACATTGAATGCTAAAAACCTAACTGGTCTGGTTGTGTTTATATCACCCCCGGAACCCATCGTTACGGTATCATTGCCTGCAACCATGTTATAGGTGTCTAGGCTCTCTGTATATACGGTTGCTCCGTCCGTATTCCATGACGATATCATCTGGTTAAGCAATTCAAGCCCGTCTTGGGCTTCTTCTGCGGTCATGCTTTCACCAGCACCTAAAGCACTGATTTTACGCAAAGCACTTTCAAGTAAATCTCTTACAGTCGTCATGATAATTCCTTACTCGATAGCCAGTCACCCGGCTATCTGGTAAAAAATTAAATCTGAACTCTTGGCGATCCTGATAAACCTTCTTGGCGAACCACGAAAAATTTATGAGTACCGGCAGCCGGAGTTACAGAGCCAGCGGTTGGGTTTACAAACTGAACCGACACGGTATCGTCTGCACTTACACGAGCCGAACCAATGGTAACACCAGCAGTTTGACCCGGAGGGCTTACGAATACCCAATCGGTAGTTTTAACGCCCGGAACGGTCACGGTCTGCGCCGGAGCCGTTACAGTGGAAACAGCAGAAGGCGTCCAGCTAACATCGACTACAGTTAGTGAAAACACATTGCCGTTAATTAATCCTGCGCTCATTATTAGTCCTTTCTATTGTTAAAGGCGGGGGCATTACGCCCCCATCCTCAATTAAGCAGTTACACGAGCAGCCCACTCAGGACGTACCGGAGCGATACCACCCAAGAAGTCAAGACGCATAATCAGCTTATCAGTCAGAACATCATAATCACGAACAACGCGGATAGTGAAGCCACCATCAGAGGTTGCTTGTGCCGTCATGTCAAGGCCGCCCGGAGTTACCAGAGGAACCGAAACCATGCGGAATGCCGATTTATGATAAGCAAGGTTTTGAGCGCGAACGCTTGATGCCGTCGGCTGGAAGAACGTAACAGCAACGCCGTTAGCGGCGAGTGAAGCTACGTTTTGCAACGCACCAGCAGCAGAACCGTAAACAACTTCCGTTGCAACTACAGTAGCAGCACCACCTGCGCTTGACGTTACAGTTGCGCTTACGCAGAACTGTTTCGGATAGCCCAAGTCTTGTTTAGTAATTGG